CTTGATCATAAGAAAGATCGCGCCCGTCCCTTTTTGCAATCCAGCCACCCCAGCCGCCTTGGCCTGTGCTGCTGGCAACGCCATAAGAAAAGATCCTCGATCTTGCATCAGCGGCAACAGACTCAGCGGCCTCTTTCACGCCTTTTTGAATTCCAGCCCACACCACTTTGTCAAAGCGGAACAGGGCATCAATCTTTGCAGCTGCGCCTTCAACTTTGACTTTCATACTCAGCCTTTCTGCGCGTTGCGTTCCTGAATGTTGCGCCAGCGCAGATACTTTTGCATGGTCCACAACATGCGTGGAGTTTCCTCAAGCAACTGCGCTGGCGCAATGTGATATTCAAAAGACAGATGCGCAATCAGGAAGTGTGCGCTGTCTTGTCCAAAGGGACGATTTCCTCAGACTCCTCAAGGTTCACGCCGTCAATGGTTTCCAACCAAGCCTCAAACTCGCCGGCTTTTTTGTCACGGTGCAACCGATGCCAAGCCAACCAACAGATGTCAGTGAACTTGATCTCCGTTGCGAACCGCGCAACACTGCGGTCATACTTTGTTTCAAACGCAACGAAGTCGGGTGCAGATATGACAACATCTACAACCGACCCGTCTGCGTATTCAACATTGGCGTTCATTTTCATTGCAGGACTCCCTTGCGTAGGTGGATGGTTTGTGAATTAGAACTAGGCAGCAGTAGCGCGTGCAACTGCGCCGCTGATTGGGTACGACACAGAAAACGTGCTGAGATCGCCAACTGCACTATCTACTGGGCTGTACTCAGTAACAAGCACGTTGAAGCGATACTCAGGGTTGGCACTTCCAATTGCAGCGGTTCCGTTTTGTGGACGAACAGCCACAGCCACAGTGCCACCAAGGTTGCTGAAAAATGTTGAGTCAATGGAACCAAGTGCGAAGTCTTGATGCAGCTCCATTGAGAATGTGCCGGACTTGAGCCCGCCAATTCTTTCCCGTGCCCCACCTGATGAGAAGTTTGTGACATCGATGTCATCCGCTTCCAATGATATTGTTACTTGTGCAACGTTTGCGCTGATAGTCCCGCCAGCAAAAACCACTGTGGGACTTGTTAGAACTTGCTTTGCCATAGTTGGCTCTCCTTATGCGATGACCTGAACAGCAAACTCTGCCGCTAGGTAAGTGACATCACCGACGGTGACTTGGTTGTAATTGCGCAGGCTTGTTACTCGGCAGTCAAAGGCTTGACCACTGAGAGTTCTATTTGATTCGATGGCCGCTTTGATGCTTTGCGAGCCAGTACCGGAACAGAATGCATCGAGTTTGTTCTGTGCCATTCTTTCGTCAACGCGGCCAACAATGACCATCACGCTGAATTCATGTTCGTCGCCACCACTGCGAGCAAAGGCCAAGTCGTAAGTGATGGACGCAGGCATGACAACGGCAATGGGTGGGCTGATCTGATCGGGCACTGTTGCTGATGTTCGCAGCCCGGTGATCGTTGCAAGGTTTGTGGCGATGCCGGTGCGTATCGCCGAAACGTCAGCCATCAGTTTGCCGCAATCTTTTTGAATGGGCGAATGAGCATCGCAACATCGGGGTCAACCTTGCCGACTCTAATGGCGCCCATGTCTCCAAACCCTGCAACGCCTAAGGGTGAGTCTAAGCGCTTGAAAATTCTTGACGCCTGAATGACTGTTGCCTGGGTAACTTGAATGGGAGTTGGCGTGAAGCCATAGACACCTTGGATGCGCACCGTTGCTTGCCGTTTGTAGATTGGCAACAAGTAGTCACCGATCATGCGCAAACGTGAGATGGGAAAGGCGTTGCCGCTGACCCGTTGGTTCAATGGCTCGGTCTGGTAATCGGTAGCCGCCAAGGTAATCAGGAAAGTCAGTTCACCGGCGTCGTCTAACTTGACGCTGACAATGCTGGTCAGGTCGTCAACGTCCACGACATAATCATCATTTGGCTGGAAGTCGCGGGTTGCCGTTCCTGAACTAAAAAAGTTTCGATCGCATTCAGCGTCAATCATTCGACTTGCTGACTCCACTGCCATTTCCAACAAGGCATCGTCAACAGAATCAGTGATGCGCACAGCAGCTTTGATCTGGGTCAAAGTGCAGTAGCCGTTTGTTATCGCCACTGGGTCTCCTCATAAGCATTGTGAATGTGGGTAATGACTGATGTTTCAGCAAACCAATGTGGCAGTCTTTGGTTCGGCCAATGGCATGTTGCCGGGGGTTGGTCAATATGTAGCGGCACGATGTCGTTGCGGAACATCCGCAATAACTGCATCGGACTTAGCGCCAGATGTGTGCCGATGTCGTAAGTGCCCACAGGTGCGGAAATGGCGGCCAAATAAGCGGTGCAAACGTCATCTGTGTGGATGAAGTCGCGGGGCTGATCTGAGGCCGCTGTGAGTGCCTTAAATCCCGTGAGGTGCCGCACCAGTTGTGGGATGAATCCACGGTCATCACGCACCGGGTCACCGTAAACACTGAACAAAGTCAGAGTGGTGTGACCTGCAAACATGCTCTGCTGCGCAGCCTTGGTGCGAGTGTAGAAAAGCGACTGCGCATCAAAGCCGGCATGTTGCCACCAAGTCCCGGTGTTGATCACAGGGACGCTGTTGCGGTCAGCCCAGCGCACCAAGTCCTCATTGAAATAAGTAAAGTTGGTGCAGGCTTGCCCATCCTTTGGATTAGGTGCGGCCAAGTGAAAGATCACATCAGCGCGCAGGTCTTTCGGGATGTCTCTGCCGATTGCTGTGAAGTCAATCCCGGCATGTGTTAAATGCGCCAACATTGCCTGACCAAGGTGACCACTTGCGCCGGTCACGCCTAGGCGCATGACTACATCTCCACTGAAACATAGTTCCACGAAGTTGCAGATTCAGTTGGCTCAATGCCTAACCTTGTCAGCAACTCTGACCACACCGCTGGAATGTCAACAGTTGGGTCACTCGCTTCGACAAATTCATTGACATGTTCACAACCAACAACAATCGCTGGCGTTGCGTGAACCTTGACCCGCTTGCACCCTGTGTAGGCAAAGGCAGGGCCGTAAAGTGTTGCAGCCTTTTCCCGTGCCAGTTCAACATCTAAGGCGCTACGGCGTAGCACATTGGCCGTGATCAGGGTTGCCGCGATCATGATGCCAGGTTGCGCCGCCTCGATCTCTGCCGGCGTTCCCACCATGCCAGCTGCGCCGGTTGGTGCGTTCTGACTTAACAGAATCAGGCGGTCAATGTCGGTGTGTTCAATCTCATTAAGAATGTCGGCAATTGCGTTGGGCAGGATCGTGTCGTCATCTGAGATTGTCCACAACCATGCACCGCTGCCGATGCTCAAGCCGCGTTCCAAGTTGGCAACGCCGCCCGTGTTTGACGGTTGGTGCAGGTAGGTCACCGAGCACGGCGCGTTGCTGAGCAAGCGCAAGGGCGCCAATGCGGTTTGATCAGGGCAGTTGTCGGACACGATCAACTCACATTGGTTGGTCAGTTGTGGCGCCAGACTTGCAAAAAGATTGGCAACCTCAGGACGACGATATGCCGGGACGTAAATAGTAAGTTTCGGTTGCGTCGTTGACTTGGCAATCACCGTTGTCTTTGCTTCGGCAACCTTTGGCGTCTTGGCCAATTCTTTGAGATATGGTCGCCAATACTTTTTCCACACTCTGTCAGCGTCGTATTCGAGTGCGTGTTTGCGCGCCTTGTCGCTGCGATGCTTGCCACGGGCGTAAGCCTTTTCAAGGGCGTCAACGATGCTGGGAATGTTTGGTGTGGCAAACCATGACAACTGTGTGCCATCCCAGTAGGGCTGGTTCTCTGTCAACCAACCGTCACCGAGCAACTCAGGCGATGCACTGAAGTCATTGGCCACGGCCACAGTTCCACAAGCCTGCGCCTCAAGCAGGGTCAAACCGAAACCTTCACCCATTGTGCTGGCCAGTAGGACATCGGTGCCGTTGAACAATGCCGCCATCGCCTCGTTGGGAATACCGTTGTGCATGGCATGTTGGCTGACGAACTTAAAATCATCCTGATCTTGCAGGCCACAGGCTCGCAGTAGGAAGTCAAGGGCTAGGCCGCCATAGTTGCCAAAACGCTCCGTGTGTAGATACAACCGAACATCGGGTTTGTCTTGAGCAAAGATTGAATACGCCAAGATGTTTTCAGCCCATGACTTGCGGTGAATACCACCGGCGCTGCTGGCCTTGTTGGCGTTAATGATTGACACCACAAACAAGCTGTCGGGATCGTCATGCTTGAAGTTCATTAGTTCGCGCCCGGTTTGGCCTTCATAGGTTGCGCCTGGGGAATACATCTTGGTGTCAATTGCCATTGGGATATATAGCGCATCAGTTAAACCGGCGCGCTGCATCTGCTCAAAGCCAAACATGGTCACCGCAATTGGTGTGATGTTCTCACGCTTCAAGACTTCCAAAACATTTGGTGGGAGTGGCTGATGATCCACCATTGTCCACACACTTGTTGGGACGCCTTTCCACATTGCCTCTGGCATTGTCCATGCATCAAACAGGCAGATGACGTGGGCAGGCAGGTCAGGGTTTTCGCGTTTCCATGTTTCAAAGTTTGCGCGAACGGTGTCATTGGAATACGACTCTATTCCCATTGGAAATATCGGGATGTCATTCCATTCACTGCGCATACCTTGCAAGCCATAATTGCAGTTGACGGCGATGGCGTGACCGTCAAGTTTGATTCGTTCAACCGCTTGCGCTGTTTGTGTTCCGTAGCCAGTTCCGCACCAGGGCGCGTTGCTGTGCCACAACAATGCCATTGAATTATTCACAGGG